AGCCATTTGCTCCTGCATTTTAAGTGCCTGTTCTGTCTGAGGTGCAAAACCAACAACTGTCTCGCCCGGATAATACTGATACGGGCCTTGCTGATATTGCTTCAAAGCCTCACTCATACCGTATTGCAAGAATGGTTCTGCAAATGCGGGTGGTGCGGTTCTTTGGATTGTTTCTGTTGTCCCTGCTATCTCTGCCATTTCAATATCCTCAACTTTTCCACATAATACACTTATCGCTACGATAAATAAAGTGGCTCTATCCTATCACCAAATAATCAAATGTTTTGCCAGCAATACTGTTCGGCAAATGAGTTACAACAGCAGAGCCATTTGTTCGTGAACTAACATACAACCCAGAAGAACCGCCAGAACCCTGAGTGGATGCAATAGTATTTATATCAACGACAATAGATGGAACTGCTGGTCTAACATAGGGACTTGTCTGGCTTGCCAAAGCCTCTATCTCGACCGTATTATCAGATACCGCCGCAACCAACTCAATGTAATCACCACTGGCAAACTCATAAATCCTGTTATAAGAAAGAGTCCCAGCCCCTCCGTGAGAACCCTGCTTGTCAGTAACAACAGTATGCACACAACTGTCGGCAATGTCTGTTCCATTTTTTCTTAACCAAAAATATGCGTCCTCGTGCTGAGAGTTTGGGTTTGTAAAGTTAATCATTGCACTAACTCTATATTCACCCGCATAGTCAAACGTAATTTGATTGCTGGACAAAGACATAAGATAGGAGTCAACGGTGGTGGCAACACCAAGAACATAAGCGGTGTCAGCAGCAGCAAATGTTTGCACTGCCCCGTGCTTAAAAGAGCCGTATGGATTTCTTACAGAGCCAGCAGCAAGGGTTGTCGGCATAAACAATATAACTGAATCAGCACCAATGCGCCTGTCAGTAATAGTCGTTGTCGTTGCACCACCCGTTGCCAGAGTAAAAGAGCCAGTAGAGTTTATCTTGCCTTCCATAACATTGTTGACCACCTCAGATATTTCACGAGGCGTTCCACCCTGATATGGAAGAACTCTATACTGGTTTGCCATTACCTGCGTCCCTGCAAGGCAGCATCAACATCAACACCCTGCGTTTTATCCCACTCGCCACTAATGTTAAGCCTGACCCTATGGTAGCGACCACTAGAGCGAACAGGGATAAAGTTGTCAGAGTTTAGGCTAGAAGCATCACCAAAAGCATAGTCATCTATTTGCCTAGAACGTGATGCCACTTGTCCCGTAACCGTCGTCGTGCCACCCGAATGAACCGTGACATACGGAATGACATTTCTAATAAGGCTATGACTACCCTTCTTGAGTTCGAACTCAGCCGTTTCAATCGTCGCCGCCAATGTAGAGCCTGTAAACGTCTGGATTTTATTGTCCTTGCTGGCTGCAAAAAGATACTCACCGCCACGGTAAACCAAGTCGTCAAGAGAAGCAGGTAATACATCCAAGCTGCCAAAAGCAGCATCAAGTTGCTCAAGAGTATAGCCAGCCGTATAAATAGGCGCGAGATGGTCTGCCTCAACGGACGCTGTTGACCACCTGTCGAGCGCATAATTGTAGATAATAAGTTTGTCAGGCGAGCCGTTAATTGATTCTCTGCTCGCATAACTCCAGATAATAACCTGTCTAAGTGGGTCAGCACAAGCCGACATATTCTTTGCATAACCGCCATCCCAGTCTTGAAGAAAAAATCTATTTATCTTTTCTGCACCAATCGGCCTAGATGATTGACCATCAAACATATAAAAGCCATCATCTGACAAATAAAACACATTGTGACCAACATTAGCAACCGAACCCGGCACACTGCATCCACGATTTAATTCAACCTTGTCAAACTGAAAGATAAACGGAGAGCCAACATAAGACGCACGAACAATTCCACGCTCAAGAAGAACCGTAGCATACTCGCCGCCAACCAGTCCGGTAATCTCACCAAGGTCAGCAATGTCCTGAAAGTCAGCCTGAGTTGTTGGGCTAACAGCCCAGCTTGTTGCATCACCCAAAGCAGACCACTGAGTTCTATATGGCTTTGTGCCATCTGCTGTTGTATTAGTAAATCCAGTCATCACAAAATCACGCACAACTGCAATGTATTTTGCTTTCGGTGCATCTGCACTCAGGTCGGAAAAAAGACCACCAGCCGCAGCAGTAATCTTTTGTATCGGGTCGCCAAAATTTGTTGCAACCACAGTTTCACCAAACTGCACAAAACGAACCTTGTCCTCCGCATTAGTGGTATAGTTGCCAGACTTGCTAACATTGTTCAGAGAGTTATCCGAGGAGTCAAACTTATAAATCTTTGTGCGGTCGGCAGCGTAAAGAGCAACATTGCTGTCATCGTCACTCGCAGCAAAAATGCCAACAATAACACCATCAGCAGCACCACTAATCGGCGCAACATCCTTTAGGCTCGTATAGCCTGTCATTGAAGGAATGACGTTGTTAGCAACAGTTGTGCCGGGATTATTTAAGTCCGACTGGTCGGGAAGAAACTCGCCAAATCTAATCATTGCTGATACCAAACCTCATTGCCTTCACTTATTTGTGACCAAGTTTCATTACCCTCTGCCACAACACTCCAAGATTCTCCGCCCTCTGACTGCTCTGTCCAAGTCTCGCTTCCCTCAGAAAGTTCAGACCAAGACTCGTTGCCCTCCGCAACTACTGACCAAAGTTCACCAAGAATCTCCCCAGTCAGTTCACTTGTTATAACACACGAAACTGAACCTGCGCCACTAGCCGTAAATTGAACCGAACCATCAGCCGCAACTGAAACAGATACATCACCGCTAATTACAAGAATGGTGTTTGCCGTAGCCGTAGCTGTGCTTGCTATATCGACAGAAGCATCAACGCCCCGCACCAATGTAGCATCTGTGCTTTCTGTAATAGAAATGCTTACAGAGCCATCCATCGGCGCGATAAACTGAGCAATCGCAGCAACAGAAGCCGCACCAGTTACAGAGGCATCTACAGACTGAATCCTTAATTGCTCTGCGGAAACTGTAATCGCAGTAGAAACAGACGCATCAAACTCTTTAATAGCCTGTGCTGATGCAGTATTCGTAATAAGTATAGAAACAGCAGATGCAGCTTCCCTGACTATCTCCGCGCCACCTACAGAAGTAATCGTTGCAGAAACATTGCCATCAACTTCACGGATAGATACAGCGACACCTGCCACTGTAACCGCCGCATTAGCAGAAGCGTCAAAAAGAAATGTAACTTGATTATTTGATGTGGCTGCAATAGCTCCAGATACAGAAGAGGTAGCCTCAAAAAGATTGAGGTTATCCATATCTTCAAGCGACCCGAAAGCGTCAAGAGCATCTATGCTGCCCCAGTTATCGAGTTCTTCTAGTGTTGGGCCGAGTATCTCAGCCATCGCACTAAGCCGCCGTTACGTCTAAATCACCCGCAGCAATACGCAGAATATCGCCTGTAGTAATTGTCTTAGACGATGTAAAAGCACCGTGAATCAAAAGATTGCCACTAGAACTCGCATCAAAAATACCAAAATGGCTCACAGTCCCCCAGCTACCCGTCGCGGCAGGAAACTCAATGGCGGCAGAGTTATCTGTTGTGCCACCAGAGGCAGCATCAAACGCCGCAGATTGACGGGCATAACCACTGCCAGAAAGTTCTGTGCCAGAGTTATCATCGCCAAATGAACCAGTGGACAGACCAATATAAACAGTGCCGGGACTTGTATAAGCACCAGTGCCAAGAATGTGGTCGAGAATCTCATTCTCTAAGTAGTCGGACATTGCACTCATTACAATTCTCCATAATCAGATTTCATAAACAAAGCAGAGCCAGCGTGTTTGCCCTTGTCCTCATCACGCTGTATGTCTTCAATAGCACGAGTAAACAATGACTCATACAACTGTGTTTTCGCGTCGTCCATCAGATAGACACTAGCAGCCGCCAAAGAACCATACAGATAAGCATCGGGATGGCGGGTGAGGATTTCGTTTGTTGTATTAGTATCAGAGAGTGCTGGCAAGCCCTCCATATAAACAATCTCTGCTGTGTATGCACTATCAGGAGTTGGGGCAAACTTTATTTCACCACCGATAATAGTATAAGCCTTTGGCTTGCCACTAGCACCGCTTGAGTAAAGTTCGTTAATCTTATTGGGCGAATAATACTCAAGAACTTCTGTGGGTGAGGTGTTCAACTTAACCATACGAATTGAACGCAAATCTGTCGGCAGAGAAACAAAAGCATCGCCACCAGTCAATGTGGCTTGCGCCCTTTTCTCCTGCGCCCTAGCCTCAAGAACCCGACTCATTCTAGCTTCTGCAAGAGAAACAAAATCTGGTATCTGGCTAGACAAATCAGAACGAGCAAGAAAATTAGCGATAGACGTTTGCAGTTCACTGTAGGTTGTAATAGCCATTATACGTTACCGCCACTCGTTCTGAAAAACCTATTATCGTATTCGTTTAACCACTTTTTCCAAGCTGTCGGGTTTTGCTTTGGCTCACCAAACTTTTGGATAAGTTCATAATATAGTGCCGTAGGTATCTCCGCAACCTTCTGGTGATGCTTCTGAGTGTTTCCAATCAAACCACCAGCGCGATACGCATTGGCCTCCTCCTTGTTTTGCTTTAGCAAAGCGTCAACATTCTGAGATGACTCAAAAATAAAGCCGCCATCGGCGTTGTCGTGAACCCACGTTTCCTTGCCAGTGACAGCATCTCTGCTTAAAAGTTTCTTAGACAATACTCTCTCCTGATAAGTAGCGGGGAGAGGTTTCCCTCTCCCCTAACAACCTATGACAAGTTGTAAACTGCGCCGTGTGCTTTCGGAG